TCAAGATATTTAGTATTTGAAAATAATACAGCAGCAACCCGAAATCGTTTCTTATCCATTGTTAATCCTTATTTGGAATCAATCCAACAAAGAAATGGTTTGTACGCATTTAGAGTTGTAATGGATGATACAAACAACACTCCTGATGTAATTGATAGAAATATCTTAAAAGGTGATATTTTCTTACAACCAGCAAAAACCGCTGAATTCATCGTGTTTGACTTTACTGTATTACCAACTGGTGCAGCATTCCCAGAAGGATAATTTAGGAAAAGATATATTTATAGGAAATAAGGAGAAATAAATGGCACAATTATTAACACCACAAGAAATAATGTTTACCAACTTTGAACCAAAAGTTGCTAACCGATTTATTATGTATATTGAGGGTGTACCAGCATATTTAATTAAAGCAGCAAATAGACCTGAATTACAACAAAATAGAGTAACTATTGACCATGTCAATGTTAAAAGATATGTAAAAGGCAGGTCTGAATGGCAAGAATTAACAATTACACTTTATGACCCGATTGTTCCATCTGGTGCGCAAGCAGTAATGGAATGGGTTCGTTTACATCACGAATCTGTAACGGGTAGAGATGGTTATTCCGACTTTTATAAAAAAGAAATAACATTTAATTCATTGGGGCCTGTTGGTGATAAAGTTGAAGAATGGACATTGAAGGGGGCTTTTATCACTCGTGCCAAATTCTCCGATATGGATTATACTTCAGACTCTGAATTAGCAAATGTTGAACTTGGATTATCCTATGATTACGCCGTGTTACAGTATTGATTTATTTTTCGGATTGTAAAAAATATAAATTGAAAAATGCTAAACCCCCTTTTTGGGGGTTTTTCTTTTTGTATTAAAAATATCTTAATTTTGTATTTATATATAAAGGAGAAAATGTTATGAGCCAAAATCTTACTGATGAATATCAGAGTAATAAAGAAGTAGTAGAAGGTATAAAGCAGGCCTACGAAACACAAAAATTAAAAGAATACAATTTTCCAACGGAGATTATAGAATTACCATCTCGTGGGTTGATTTACCCAAAAGATAATCCACTATCTTCAGGTAAGATTGAATTGAAATATATGACTGCAAAGGAAGAAGATATTTTAACAACACAATCTTATATTAGAGATGGTTCGGTTTTGGATAAATTATTTCAATCACTTATTATTTCCAACGGGGAAGGACAACCCATTAAATACACCGATTTAACAGTTGGTGATAAAAACGCAATAATGATTTCAAGCCGTATTTTGGGATATGGTAAAGATTATGAAGTTGAGATTACCGACCCATTTAGTGGAAAAAAACAAAAAGAATCAATTGATTTAACACAATTCCAAAATAAAGAGTATGATGGTTCTGCTCAAATAGAATTAAACAAAAATGAGTTTGAGTTCTTATTACCTCATTCCAAGCGAAAAATTACCTTTATGGCTTTGACGGAAACAAAAGACCGAAAAATAAAGCATGATTTGGAAGAATTGAAAAAGGTCAATAAAAAGTTAAAAGATGATGTTTCTAAAGAACTGACAACCCGTTTAAAAACTGTTATTCTATCGGTTGATGGGGAATATAACCAACAAAAAATAAACCATTTTGTAGATAACGAATTATTTGCATTAGATTCGCGAGAATTACGAAAGTATATAAATGAAGTTACACCTGATGTAGATTTAACATATGAATTTATTTCGGATGAAACTGGGGAAAGGAGGGAAATAAGCCTACCTATGGATGTTTCCTTTTTTTGGCCATCAACCTGAGTATAGAAAATTATTACACTCACAAATTTTTGACTTAATATTTCATGGTAATGGTGGGTTTAATTGGTCAGATGTGTATAACATGCCCATTTGGATGCGCCAGTTTTATATAACCAAAATTATTGAGTTTAAAAAAGAAGAAAAAGCAGCACACGATAAAGAAGCAGCGAGAATAAAATCACAATCAAAAACAAGATAAGGATACCCAATAGAAATATTGGGTATTTCTATATTTATATTATATAAATTAAGGGTAATATGAAAGTAAAATTATCAGAAGTAAAAAAGGTATTGATTGAACAATACAAAAAAGGTAATATTTCAGAAATAGGTCTTTCTGGTCTTTTATCAAAAATATTACCAAAAAGCAAAAAATATCGTGAAAAAGAAAATGAAATTAAAGAATTAGAAAAAGAATTAAAACAAATATATAGTGAAATGGATGATTTATTATCAAACTTTCCTGAAATAAGTGATGAAGAAGAAAAAGAGTTAAGAAAAAAATTTGGAATTAAATACTAATGGATATTAATTTATTACAAGAATTAAATGAAAAGTTAAGAAGTCAGCAGAAGTACTTATCACAAATCAATGCGGATAAATCTTCTATTAAAAAACTAACGCAACAAATTGTCGAAAATGAAGAAAGAATTCGAATGATTGATGGCGGTAGACTTAAATCGGCCGATGATTTAATTAAAAAAACCGAAAAACTTTTAGAGTTATCGAATAAAGCAAAAAGCACAACAGAAAAATTAAAAGGTGCTTATGATGAGTTAAAAGAAATTGGTAGTGATTTTACTGATAGTTTATTTGAAACTCTTGGAATATCAAAAGAACTGTTTAAAACTGGAATTGCGATTGGTATTGGTTTAACTGTTGCAAAAAAAGCTAGTGAAGCAATATCAACGGCTTTTGATTCAACAGTCGGTCTTGCTAAAGATATGTATAAAAATACAGGTGCTACTGTTGGTGAAGCAGCCAAAATTGGTTTTGAAACTGCAAAAGCAAGTTTATCAATGACCGGACTTATATATGGTGCTGAATCTGTTGCTGAAGCATCAAAAACAATAAAAGATTATTTTAACAGCACTCGTATAATATCATCGGACATGATAAAAAATGTTACGGAACTTAACGCAATGTTAGAAAATGGTGGTAATGCAGCACAATTAAGTCAAATATTTAAAAATGCAAGTGGTGATGCATCCCAATTAACGGATGATATTAAAGAAATAGCACATAAAGAAGGTGTTTCTGCTTCTGCTGTATTTAGTGAAATGGCTAATAATGCTAATTTATTAGTTGGTAAAACTAAGGAGGAAATTAAATTACTTTCTAAAAAAACGACAGAAATGGTCAAACAAGGTGCTTCTATGGAATTAATGAATTCAATATCAGAAAATGTCTTAGATATTGAATCATCAATTGCTGCTCAAAATAAAGCCCGTTTGTTTGGTATAAACATTAACACTTCTGCTATTAGAGATGCTGCTGTTGCATATCAATATGGTGCTGGGAGTGTATCTGAATTGACAGATGCTATTCTTGATACCGTAGTTTCATCCGAAGAGTTTGGTAAAATGGCGCCGGGTGTACAAAGAATTTATGCAGATGCGGCCGGGATGACTACGGAAGAACTTACCGATTTGTTAGTAAAACAAGAAGCGTTGAATGAACAAACCGAAAAATATGGTAAAGAAGGTGATACGGCGTTTTCTACTGTTACAAGTACAGCACAAAGCGCACTTCCAGCGTTCGCTCAGGCAAGTACTTTGTTAAAAAATATGGGAGTTCCAACGGAAAAACTCATGGGTAAAGTCGGTGGTTTGTTCAGTAAATTTGGTAAAGTTGGTGATTTGTTTGGTAAAAAAAGTGGACCCGGTGCTAATATTTTAAGCCAATATACATCTCCTGCCCCATTCGATCCTTCTTCAACATCTACACCAACACAAACCCGTGGTCCGCGTGGCGGACCAACAGGCGCATTGGGTGGAATAAACGCTACCTCATTAATTAAAGGTGCAGCCGCATTACTGATTATGGCAGCAGCACTTTTTGTATTTGCAAAAGCCCTTCAAGAGTTTAAGGATGTTGGGGTTGATGAATTAGGAATGGCAGCCGGTTCTATAATTTTATTGGGGGGTGCATTGATTGGATTGAGTTATGCATTAGCACCTCTTGCAGCAAGTGGTATTTTATTTATGGTTGCGGCCGGTATGTTGGCTTTGGGTGCTGCTGTATATTTGGTTGGTGCCGGGTTTAAATTGTTTGCTGAAGGTGCTAAAATTTTAAGTGAATTACCCGCTATATTTGTACCACTTGCCGAATTAGCAGGTGGGATAGCATTGTTTGGATTGGCACTATATCCATTATCAATAGGATTGGGGGCTTTAGCAATTGGTTTAGCTGCGATGAGGCCCGTAATACCTACATTGGTTGCCTTAGTTGCTTTGGGGGCTGGTATAGCTTTAATAGCAAACGCATTAAATGGTGGTGGGGGTGGTTCTTCAACCGAAACATCTGGTGGCAGTGATAAAAAATCAAAAGATCCATTATTAACAGAAATACAGGAATTGAGGAAAGATCTTCAAACCCTATTACCGGGAAATGTGATATTAAACAACAATATTGTTGGTAAGATAAATCGTAGTTCTCGTGCAATTAATAGTTATGTAAATAAAAATGGATAAAAATGGGAAATAAACTATGGCTCTGACAGAATTAAAATCAGATTTATCAAAATTTAGAAGGCCAATACAAAAACCTATTGTAGAAACTCAATCTACAAAAATAAATTATGATAATGATAAGAC